TTACTGTGTTTTATTTTCATAATGAATAGTGTGCACTATCAATAAATATGTGTTTATTGTATACCCTTGATGTTTTTCTCGTCTAATAATGATGGTTCTTGATCAGGCCCCATTGCAAGTTCCTTGCGAGCTATGTTCATTCCCTCAAACAACACTTTATGTCTTTTAAGTTCAAACATGGCTTTTGGTGTACCACTGCCTTCATCAGGTATATTAGCGGTATATAATGTATTTTCCCCATTACCTAATCTATCTCGGCCTAATGGATCGTCTTGTGTATTAATCATAGATACTTTTTCTTGAGGACGACCAACTGGGCGTTTCTCATCATATCCCGGAGGTACTTCTTCATTGGTATTCATTCCTGATCTACCTTTACCGTATAATGAAGCTAAATCATGTGGTGTACCGAATGACTTACCAGTTTTAGCTGGGTCATTACCTTCATTTTCGATTTGAGCTAATCTAAATGTGCGTTTCTTATCTTCAACAACTAAATCACGCATTTCATCATATTGATCTTCGCTGAATTGGAATATATCATGGTAGATATAATCTGATGGGATTAGATTTGTGTCTTGCATTGATTTAGCTAAATCAATCTTTTCCTTCCATAATGCTACTTTCTCTTGTTCGTAGATTATTGATGGAACTGTTAATGATAATTCAAAGTTTGATAAGGCTTCACCATCATATCCTTGAACATATAAATGAACTAATGCCATTTTATATAATTCAGATAAGATAATACGTTGGATACGTTCAATTGTACGAGCAAAGCGAATATCTTCAGCAGCTAATGTAGCTTTACCTTGTAAATCTTTTTCAAATCCAAAGAATGCTTTAGGCACCTTTAACGCAGCTAACATTTCATCTCTTAAGAAATTCACGTCATCAATCGCGTTATATTCCAAACCTTTGATTGTATCAATCTTAGTTGCTGTATCATTACCACGAGTCGGAAGATAAAAATCTTCCATCATGTTTTGTAAGTTATATCTTAAATTGTATTCACCCGTTTGATGATCCATCATAGGAGTTTTCTTCATCTTCTGCATGATCTTCTGCATGTATCCATCTACTTCGTTTGGAGGTATGTTACCAACGTTTACAGTGAATATGCGTTTTTCCGGGGCACGTGTGATACGGTGCAATAACATTGCATCCTTCATCAGCACATACTGTTTGTAAGTTTTGCGGGCAGGTTCAATAAACGAGCGCCCGTAAGGTAAGTAGTTAGCGTCAGTTAATAGCCTAAAATGCGCTATTTCATAGTTTTCAAATTTAATCTTACCATCTCTATCTTTAACACGTGAACTAATACCACCAGCCGCGATTACCATTGGATCGATTCTGAAGCATACGTAAGATGGATTTTCAGGATCTTGTCCTTCTTCACGAACCATATCATAAACTGATAATGGTGTTACGTTGTAAATGCCAAATTTTTCAGCAATCTCCATATGCAAGTAAAAATCACCATACTTACACATATTGCGAGTCCACATCCATAAATTAAACTCAATATTTAAAATGTCGTAGAATAAATTATATAAAATACGTTGAATATTTTCGTCAGCGCTTCTAATCTGTAATACCTCTCCAGTCTCATTCTTTAATGTAGATTCATCAGAAATAATATCTAATGTTGATGCAATGATTGATTCTGTATCCATTGCTTCGTAGTCAGTATATAACTGAATACGCAATGTTTGATAGTTCATTGTTGGATTATACGGCATATTAGCTCCGTATCTATGCAACTTGGTGAATCTATCTATTAATGCGTTTGTTTTTACGTTACCGTAGGCTTGGATTTTATCAACATCTATTGTTCTTAACTGATTACCACCAACATTTCTGATGACAACATCTGTACTGAATAAACGTGTTAACCTACCAAACAAACCTGGTTGTTGTTCTGCCATTATTTTGTTTTATTATACCAATAAATATTTATTAACTAAGCACCCATGTCATATCTTCGAAATCGCCATGTCCATTATCTATCATATATGGGTTTTGTTGACCCCCAGGTATTAAAGGACCTGCATAATCTTGTCCTGTCCTAGTAATACTTGAGATCATTGCTCTATTTAAATCCATTCCTTGTTCATAGAATTTCATTGCTGTATCACGAGTAAATAATCCCATTCCCAATGCCATTACCAAGTCATCATTATATCCATTTTGTGCTTGTGCTTTACCATGTTGCCAAATGAATACACGTAACTCTTCTAACAAACGCTTTGAATGAAATGTAAATGCCTTTTCTCGAATATACGACTCCATTTTTGAGATAACAAGTGGTCTTGTTTTAACTGATGTAGTGAATCCAGGAACGGTTTGATTTGAATCCATTTTGTCTAACCACTTATCCATACTCATATCACCATATGCTCTAGGTGAATAATACATTTTAGGATATCCTTTTTCTATAATTGTGTTTACTACATCCCAACCGATGTTTGCGTTTTCGACTACAAGTAAAGCATTATTATATTCAGTAGCAACAGATACTAACATGTTACCAAAAGTACGGGTATCTACTTGCGATTTGTACTCAGCCACTTGCTCACACGTTGTCGCATCAATAACGTGAAATGCTGAATAGTCACTACCATCACCACGAGCAACGTCGGCACAAACAATATACTGCTTAGAATAATCAGGATAAGCCCATATCCAAAAATCGCCGCCCATGAAGCGACGCTCAACCGGTTCTTGTATAAAAGTTTCTTCATAAAAAGATAATAAATCAGGTTCAACAACTGAATTACCAGATCCTAAAAAGTCACAGTCATACTCTTGAGCAAATTCTCTTGGAGACATATTTGCATGCTCTGTTTCTTCCCATTTAGCATCTCTATCAGGATGTAAATCCCATTTTAATTTAATTGCTTTAAATTCATTTTTTCCTATCTCAGCATCGGTATACATTCTATGAAACCAGTTACCAACACCGTTTGGTGAAGATAATGCTATAATTCCGCCACCCGTTGCAATAGTTGGTTTAATACTTGTATAAATTCTATCAATCCCTTCAATGAAGGCAGCCTCATCCACAATAAGTAATGAAACGGCGTACGATCTACCTGCATCTGATGCGGCTGATGTAGCGACAATCTGAGAGTTATTGGCTAGTTTTAGTGATAATTTGTTATCTGATATTGGTTTTTGGTTACCTCTTAACCAAGTAGGTAATGAATTGTACATAAACTGTACCTTCTCTACCATTCCTTTAGCTGTTTCTTGCTTTGTTGCAATACACAACACAGTTTTATCCTTATTAAATAGCATTGTCCATAAAGCAAAACCAGCTGATAATGTTGAGATACCTAACTGTCTTGATTTATTTATAATACTAAATCTATTATTTCTAAGATCATTTAATACTTCTTCTTGGAATGGATATAAATGAAATAATACTCTACCCTTTACAGGGTGTGTAATATAACAATATTTTCTAAAGAAATGCACAGGATCAGTAGCACATTTAATGTATTCCTGCTTGATTATTTCTTTAATGTTCGCTTGACTCATGTATATAAATATATAAAAAAACTCCAACCTTACGGGGTTGGAGTCAGGGCTATAATACTGAGACTATAGCGGGGCATGTTTTCGCATTGGTCTAAGAATGCTTAACGGAGTGAATCCCTAAGGTAGCACTACTATTTTGCTAACATTAAGTAAGCTAATCCACCAATAACGATATAGCTTCCTATACGTTGAAATTTAGATTTAACTTTTAACTTATTGTATTGTAATTCTATTTTTTGGTATTGTCCTTCCCATCCAGCAATTTCTTTATCTTTATTCAAGATAATGTTTTTGTAGTTAAGTTCTTTATTAGCATATTTCCCAATAACACTATCTTTAACTGTTACTTTTGCTTCTAATGTAGTAATAGAGCTATCTTTAAGTACGATAATTTGTTTAGCACCATCTAATTCTACTAAATCTTTAGCAACACTAACTAATACTGGTTGTGCTACTGGTAATGGGTTAGTTACTGTATCTGTAGGGTAACGTCTATTGAGTGAGCTGATTAATTCTTGTTCTGTATAAGAATCAACATTATTTTTTTCAATTTCGATTGTTTCAATAATCTTAATTACTTTTGCTTTTTGATGATCTACTTTATATTGTAACTCAACAGCTACTATATCTAAAGAATCAATTGCAGCATCGTCTTTAGCGATTTCTGCTTGTAATGAGTCATTTACTTTATGTAAACTATCTACTTGAGATAGAAATGCTTTATGCTCAACGTTGTTATTACATTTTTCAAATAATACACTACCTATTAATACTGTTACTACAGCAAATAAAACA